TGGCGGGCCACCGAGATATCAGTACGACAATGAGATACGCTCACCTGTCGCCTAATAACCATACAGATGCGATCTCTTTATTGGAGAAGGAAGCGTGAAAATGTGTCCGGCATTGTGTCCCAACACGGATTTCGGAGGGACGACACTTACGTCGGAATGCTGTATACTAACGGTTAGAGAAGAAGTAAAAAGACACTTGGTAGCGGAGGAGGGATTTGAACTCCACACGCTAACAAATATCCCTACTACTTTCTTCTCTAGAAATCAATAAGTTGCATGCCGCAGTCAGCGGAGCCACAACGGAGTGTGTCTTAAGCCGTGTCCAAACGTAATCACAATCAATCAAAACTGGAAGAAGAAATGGTCTCTCTTGGGAGGGACCGTTACCACCACAAAGTCAAACGTGCGAAGGAGACTTCGCTGGAGTCAACAACGGGGGTAGGCCAGCATCTTCTCGCCGAGTCAATCGAGTTGATGTCAGAGGCTCTCAAATCGTGGATTCAATCCGCGAAGAGTTCTCCGGGAAAGAGACACCGTGCGTACCCTCTCCTCAAAGACTTGCCACTCAAGGTGGTCGCTGGGTTGACGGCCCGCTGCATCCTTGACTGTATCAGTATCGAGAGAAAGATTGCGAGTACGGCGGTCTCGATCGGAAGGCTACTCGAAGACGAAATGAAATTTAGAAGGATTAGGGATGAGGAGCCAGCCCTCTGGAACCAAATCAACAGAGTCCTTGATCGAAAGAAATCTCAGAAGACTAAATCCAAGTTCATCAACAACACTATTCGGTTCCACGAACTCGTCATACCCACATGGAGCCGGGAAGAAGCGGCGTCGGTCGGGCTGACTTGCATTGAGTTGCTCCGCCAGTCCACCGGCATCGTGGAAACAATCACGAGGAGAGATCCTCAGGGGCGTTCGTACACGATTGTCCGCCCCACTGATGAGTTGATGGAGTGGATGAAGAACGCACATGAATACAGAGAGTCCTTAAATCCCGTTTGGCTCCCAACAGTTGAGACGCCTGTCGATTGGAACAACCCGTATATCGGGGGCTACCACTCGATGGCTTTCAGAAGACGCCCCCTCGTCAAGACGTTGGACAAGGCGTATCTGGAGGAACTTGGGGAGTGTGAGATGCCTGCGGTCTACGCCGCGATCAATCACGTTCAGCGGGTCAAATATGTAGTGTCGAAAGAGAGTCTATCTCACTTGGGACACTGTTGGGATAACGGTTACCCGGTTGATGGTCTTCCCTCTTTTGAGGATGAGCCTATTCCAAATAAACCGCCCGACATTTCTTCTAACAAGGAGGCCCGGAGGGCGTGGAGGAAGAAGGCTGCGAGAGTCCATTTCAATAACGAACGACAGAAATCTAAGAGGCTTCAAGTAATCAAGGTCATAAACCTTGCGAAGAAGTTTATTGACGATGAAATATCATTCGTTCGCCAGTTGGATTTCCGGGCGAGAGGTTACCCCGTTCCTTATTTCCTTCAAACACAGGGGCCGGATTACGTCCAGAGTGTGTTGAGGTTCAAGGAAGGTAAGAGGATGACCGACAGCGGTACGATGTGGCTTTACATCTATGCGGCTTCACGTTGGGGGCTGGATAAATCTTCATATGTGGATCGGTTGAAGTGGGCTGAAGAGAATATCGATTTCATCAGGCGGATCGGGGATTCCCCGAACGAGAATAAAGAGTGGATGGATGCGGATGAGCCGTGGTTGTTCAAGGAGGCTTGTGTTGAAATAGCGGATATGCACAACACTGGGGGATCATTCATATCTACCCTGCCGATCAGTCTTGACGCTACAAATCAAGGGCTGCAAATATACATCATGATGCTCTTAGACGAGGTGGGGGCTCCCTCAGTCAACGTAGTTGATGGACCCCACCCTCAGAGTATCTACAAGAACGTAGCCGCGGCGGTTATACGAAACCTTCAGAAGGACTCTAACCCTTATGCTGACGCTTGGATCAAGTTTGGAGTAGACGCTTCAGCGACAAAGCGACCCGTGATGACTCAAGTCTACGGCTCCACATTCTTCGCTTGTAAGAACTATACAGCGGAGTGGTTTTATACCCTGCTACAGTCGGGCCGGGAGAACCCGTTTGGGGAAGAGACATATAAGCCGTGTAATTATCTGGCGAAAGTCATCTGGGCCTCCATTGATGAAGAGGTCCGATCTGCGAGAGTTGGCATGGGTTGGCTCAGGTCCTGCTCTCAGTTGTTTGTTGAACATGGGGTTACTCCCCGGTGGACAACGCCGCTCGGGTTCCCAGTTAAAATGTATTATGAGAACACTAATAAGTACGCTGTGAAAACTTTGGTTGGAGGAGTGTTGAGGCAGCATCGCCTTCGTCTCCCGAACGGAAAGACAAACAAGAGGAAAACCATCAACGCTATATGTGCGAACTTCGTACACTCGATTGATGGGTATGGCGGGCTGCTCGGAATGATCGTCAATATGGCGGCGAGTAGAGGGATTAAGAGCATCAAAGACATTCACGACTCGATCGGCGTGCTGCCTACAGATGTGGATGAAATGCAGTCCTGTATCAGAGAGTCAACCGTGGAACTTTTTTCTGACAATCAGTTGGAGATCCTTGGATACCAACTTGAATCGCAACTACCTCCGGGGGTATCATTACCGACACTGCCGGAACGTGGAAATCTAAATATCGAAGATGTGCTTCGATCTAAATATTACTTCAATGTTTAAAGGAGGATTCACAATGATGAAGCCGGAACGAATTACGTCGCCTATTGGGGAGGCTGTGTGGCCTAAACTCAATAAGCCTGACACAAAGTTTAATAAGGACGGGGTGTACGAAGTCAAACTTCGACTCACCGAAGACGAGGCGAAGCCCTTCGTCAACAAACTTCAGGGCATCCTGAAGATGCACGTTGAGGCTACTGGGAAGGCGAAGCCAAAGATGGCCCCGATCCCGTGGAAGGAAGTAGAGGACGACGATGGGAACCCGACCGGGCAGATTGACTTCAAGTTTAAGTTGAATGCGATCGGTGGTCGTGGTGATAATCAGTTCACACAACGCCCCGCCCTTTACGACTCCGAAGGTAAGATCATGTCTGATGAAATTGGTGGGGGCTCTAAGATTCAGATCGGGGCTGAGGTCGTTACATACGATGTGGCTTCGATCGGCGTCGGGATCTCACTCCGTCTCAAGGCTGTAATGGTATTTGATTTGAAGGAATATAGTGGCGGCTCCGACACTTGGGAGTTCTCCGATACTGGCGGCTTCGTGACTGAGGGTAGCGAATCAACCACTGGGGAGGCGGTAGCCGCCGATGAGTTCGACTTTTGATGTAACCATCAAGAAGCATTCGGGGAATCCCCGATGGTCGATATTCATTCCGTTAGATCCTGTCCCGGCCTCACGGCCAAGGTTTGCGAGGTCGGGCAGGGTCTATTACGGGAAACGCTATACCGCATTTAGAAAGGAGGCGGACGCTCTCTTTAAACTGACTGAATTTCCTATCGAGTATCCGCTCAGCGGTCCACTCGCAGTCAGTGCAAAGTTCTTCGTCACGCCTCCAAAGAAAACGAAACGATACTCTCCGAGAGGGGACGTCGATAACTATTTCAAAACACTGGATGTTCTCAATGAGATCATCTGGTGGGATGATGACCAGTTGGTTTGGGCCTGCATGAGTAAGTCATTCGGAGACCGGGCTGGTATTGAATTGGAGGTAATGGAAGTTGACGCAGTTCCTAAGGCACGAGCCCTGCCCCAGATGTTCATCAAAAGATAATCTGGCGAGGTACACAGACGGTCACGCATTTTGCTTTGGCTGTAATTATTACGAACATTCAGATGGCACTTCTCAAGAAAAGGAGACTCACAAAGTGTCTGGACTTATCGAATATGAAATCGTCCCCCTGAGTAGAAGGGGCATCGACATCGAGACCTGCAAGAAATGGCGGTACGGTGTAGGTGAATACAATGGTAAACCTGTTCAGGTCGCGAACTACTGCGACGCTCAAGGTACGGTGGTCGCTCAGAAACTGAGGTTCTCTGATAAGAGTTTCAGGTGGGTAGGCGACACCAGTAAGATCGGCCTCTACGGATCACACCTGTGGAGAGATGAAGGGAAGATGGTCACGATCGTGGAGGGCGAGGTGGATGCCCTAAGCGTATCTCAGGTGTTCAACCTGAAGTGGCCCGTCGTCTCTATTCCTAATGGAGCGAAATCTGCGGCGAAAGTAATCGCAGAACACACTGATTGGCTGGAGAACTTTGAGTCAGTCGTATTGTGTTTCGATCAGGATCAACAGGGCCGGACTGCGGCTCTCGAAGCGGCCCAGATGTTGAGCCCCGGCAAGGCTAAGATCGTCACGAGCCTACCTCAGAAGGATGCGAATGATTGTATCCAACAGGGTCAGGTCCGTGAACTTGTAGATGCCGTATATGGAGCAAAGAGTTTCAGGCCGGATGGCGTCGTACCCGGAGAGGAACTGTGGGAGTCCATCATCAAAGAGGACGACCGTCAGTCCATCCCCTACCCTTGGTCCGGGCTTAATGAGAAGTTGTTTGGTATGAGAGGCGGAGAACTCGTCACACTCACGGCTGGCACTGGTGTCGGTAAGAGTAGTGTCACGAGAGAACTCGCTTACTACCTAATGGATCTCGGTCAGAAGGTTGGCTACATCGCTCTCGAAGAGTCCTGTAGACGAACTGCCGAACACATCATGGGCCTCCACATGTACAACCCTCCATTCAGGTGGCACGAGAAGGAAGTCACAGAGGAGGAGAAGAGGGCCGCATTCGAGGCTACAGTCGGGTCAGGCCGGATGGTCCTATTCGATCACTTCGGGTCCACTGAACCTGAGAATATCTTGAACAGAATTCGGTACATGGCGAGGGCCATGAACTGCAAGTACATCATCCTCGATCACTTGTCGATCGTTGTGAGTGCTTTGGAGTCCGGCGATGAGCGTCGGATGATCGACAACACAATGACGAGGCTCCGCTCTTTGGTCGAGGAGACGGGCATCCATCTTGTCGTGGTGTCACACCTACGTCGGCCAGATGGGAGATCACATGAAGAAGGTGGGAATACTAGCCTTGCTCAGTTGCGTGGTAGCCACGCTATTGCCCAACTCAGCGACGCAGTCATCGGCTGCGAAAGAAACCAACAGGACGACACGGCAGCCAACAGGCTCACGCTCAGAGTCCTCAAGAACCGATACTCAGGACTTACCGGAGTCTGTCAGACTCTTGAATACGATGATCAGAATGGACGACTCACTGAGTGGATCGCCCCGGAAGTCATCGAAGTCCCCGGCATCAACGCCTGATGAGTACCGGGAATTACTAGATGCGATACGGCTCCAAGAGACTGGAGGCCACCCTTCACCGCAGGATGCAGTGGGGGACGGAGGAAGGTCTCTTGGGCCGTACCAAATATCAGAAGACTACTGGCTCGACGCGATTGAGTTCAGTGGTATCGGAGGGAAATATGAAGATGTCAAAGATACCGGATACGCCGAGAGAATCATCTGCGCATATTGGGATCGGTGGTGCGGAGACGGATCATGGGAAACCAGATCACGCACGCATAACGGGGGGCCTCTGGGATCGTGGAAAACTGCTACAAAAGGATACTGGGAGGCCGTGTCCGATCGAATTGAAGCACGGAGAAACCGCGACTTGGAGTCAGATCGCTGATTGGATCTCAAATGAAGAGGGGGCTACCATACCCCGTCAAACGATTCAACGTGCCTTCAACACGACGCTCAAAAGGCTTGGAGAGAAACTGTTGAAGGACCCGTTCATCCGAACATTCTTAATGGATAACGGTTACGAGATACCAGAAGACGGAAAGGAGAATCATGAACACACTGATATTTGATATCGAAACTAACGCGATCAAGGACTTCAGGACCTTATGCGGGTTGAGTACGATTCACTGCATCGCTATCGGCTCCCCCGGAGAAGACCCTGAGATCGTTGACGTTGAAGAGGCTTTGGAGAGGCTTCGGCTTGCTGATGTAATCGTCGGCCACAACATCCTTAACTTTGACATCCCAGCGATCAAGAGACTTTACCCGGACTGGGATATCAGTGATGTATGCGTACGGGATACGTTGGTGATGTCGAGGATGCTCTGGCCTGATGTTCAGAATGAGGATTGGCAAATCCCCGGCTTCCCCCGGAACCTTGTAGGCCGACACTCATTGAAAGCGTGGGGTGTGCGGATGGGTATCCTCAAGGACTCATTCGGGGAATCCCAGAATTGGGATGTGTTTACAGAAGAGATGGGGGAATATTGTATTCAGGACGTCCGGGTGACTCAGGCATTATGGGACCGGATTGAGAAAGAGGATCCCCCTGAAAACCCCACAGTGCTGGAACACGAATTCGCGGAAGTAATCTCTCAACAAGAGAAAAACGGGTTCGCTTTCGACGTCGAAGGGGCTAAGAAACTTCACGCCGAACTCTTGACTGAGAAGGACACTCTCCGCAGGGAACTTCAGTCGTGCTTTCCAGCCCAGATCATTAAGATGAAGACTCCCGCCTACTATGAACACCCCGTTACTGGGGAGAGATATGAGCGTAAGAAGGACGCACCAAAGAAGGATCAGTCCCTACTTATGCGAGGGGAACTTCGGACCAAGGAGATTCCCTTCAACCCCGGCAGTCGAGACCAGATCGCGAAAGGTCTCATCGAGAAGCACGGGTGGAAGCCCGCTGACTTTACTGGTGAAGGCAAGCCCAAGGTGGACGAGGCTGTGCTTAGTAAACTCCAGTACCCTGAAGCGAAACTGATGATGCGGTATCTCACTGTATCTAAGAGGCTTGGGCAGATTAGTGATGGCCGTGAGTCTTGGATGAAGGCTGAGGAGAATGGTCGGATATATGGCAGGGTCAATCCGTGCGGGGCTGTGACGGCACGCTGCACTCACTCACGCCCGAATATGGCTCAGATACCGAGCGTGTCAGCCATGTGGGGGGCTGAGTGCCGGGGACTCTTCACCGTCCCAGAGGGTTATGTACTACTCGGGGTAGACTTGAGTTCTCTGGAGTTGAGGTGTCTCGCCCACTACACCCACCCCCTCGAC